GGACGTGAACAGAAGCTGAACCGTCCGGTCAAGGACGCACCGCTTGAGATGGACAACTTCGCCCTGAGCGCCCTGCATTATATTTTGCTGGGGATTGCGACTGAGGTTACACCGCGAGTGAGGTGGTTATGAATAAAACCAAGATCGAAACCTGTGATTTTACTTGGAACCCGGTTATAGGGTGCGAGCATGGCTGCCCTTACTGCTATGCCCGCCCGATTGCTGAGAAAATCTATGGCAGCTTTAAGCCACGGTTCCTCCCGGAGAGATTGAAAGAGCCCGCTAAAACCAGGAAGCCCTCCCGCATTTTTGTAACGTCCATGGGCGACCTGTTCGGGGATTGGGTATCGGACGTTTGGATTTGTAGCATCCTCAATTATATCCAGCGGGGGGATATGGTACACCACACCTATCAATTCCTCACCAAAAACCCCAAGCGCCTGAAAGAGTTCAATCCCTGGCCGCCAAACTGCTGGGTAGGCACGACGATCACGAATCAGGCTGACGTAGATGAACGGGTGTCCGAACTGCTCAAGACTGAAGCACCGGTTAGGTTTATAAGCCATGAGCCTATATTGGAGCGGGTGGATGTATCTCGCTACCTATGGCTCTATAGCGGTTCAACAGCCGGCCCTTGGTACGACTGGACTGGTAAGATTCGATTTAGAGGCGGTGCTATCGGTGGACAGATGATTTCCCATAAACCTTCAGGCGATCTGTCTTGGGCCATAATCGGCGCCATGACCGGCCCGGGAGCGGTGAAGCCGAAACCTGAATGGGTTATGGACCTCGCCCAGCAATACAAAGACGCCGGGGTACCCCTGTTCTTCAAAGATAACCTCGGGTTCAAGGACCAGCCACAGGAGTGGCCGACATGATCCGAATTCCACGACAAGACGAAACGATCAGGCTCTACCGCTGTCAATGCGGCTATCACGGCAAAGCCCATTTGGGCGATGTGCGAGTAACCTGCCCCAAATGTCAAAGGACTTTCGGCCAACCCGCTGACCCGCCCAAGCAGACCCGGGAGATGGCGCGGCGGGTGCGGCAGATGGAGAGGACGGCAGCCAAGGAACATACCCCATGACCACCGACAAAATCACCAGCACCATAACCTACCAAGGCAAATCCGTCGACCTGGAAAACAAGGCAGCGGTTGAAGAACTTTTAACCCCGATGTTTCACGAAATCCAACAAAAGAGAGGTACTCCCATGAAACCGAGACAACAATTTTTGTTACCTGAATTGGAACCCACAGCGATTCACCTGGCACAATTGGTAGGCCAACTCGCCGCCCTGGAAGAAGAGAAGAAGACGGTCAACCAAGACCTGAAGGAACGGATGGACCTGCTCAAGGTCCAGATCAAACACGCAGCCACGGCTATTACCGATAGTCTGGAAGGGCCGGATGGGGTGACGCGGATAAAGATGGTTCCGGAAGACAGGCAGCCCGGAGTGCCGCAATAACATGAACACCACCATCCACCTGTCCATTGACGACGGCCCGGAGCGCACCTTGGTTCTGGGCCGCATCCTCACCGAATCGGAAAAGCGGTGGCTCAAGCAGGCGGCGTGCGGGGTAATCCGGACCCTGAGCACTGCCCTTGAGATAAACGGCAGCATGAGAGCCTTTGTAAGGGACGGATTGGGGGCGACAGGCAGGGAAGGGCGGGGGTGGCCCGCCAGATCAGGCCAGCATTGAAAATAACAGGGGAGTTGTGCTGTGGGGATGAGGGAATGCTGATAGACCCCTACTACAGCCCGGAGAATTCGATCTACCTGGGCGTGGACTTCGGTTGGAAAAATAACGCCATCCTCTGGCTCCAGCCCTCCGCCGACCACGAAAAGCTCCAGGTGCTCTATGTCCATTATCAGGCGTTCAGGACCAACGAGGAAAACGCCAAGATCGCCCTCAAGATTCACCAGGCCCGGGGCTACGGACAGCTATCCGGGGGCGCCGGGGACCCCTCCAAACCTGAAGCGTTGCGCTCCTACTCCCAGGTCTTTGGGGTGGAGATAGTCGGGCAGTCGGGCCGGGTGGATGCGGGCCACGAACTGGTTAAGCAGTGGCTCAAGGCGGCGACCCTGACCAAAGGGGAGTCCGGGCTCACTTTCGCCAAGGTCGGGAAGTGCGCTTGCGGTGAGTATTGCTACCGGCGATTTCTGGGGGAGTTCAACCTGTACCGGGAGCATGTGCCGGGCACGGGACCCCATCACGGGCTTGACGGACTGCGATATTTTCTAACGTGGTGGGTGGGGCTCAATGAGGTCAGACGATTCTTGCATAGTATTTGAAGGGGCTTAACGCTTTGCGGTATTTCTTGACGTGGTGGGTGGGGCTCTAAAGCAGGGAAACTTAACAGAATCGGGCTAACCGTAGGATTAAATGGAAGAAAAGCGCAAAATAAACAAGGGCAAGCGGGAAGAATCGGACGCTAAGGCAATGGAGGTTTACTACCTCAGCAAGAGCATGTCTCAAAAGGACATCGCCCGCTACCTTGGCCACCATCCCGTTTATGTCTGCCGGCTGCTCAAGAAAGCCAAGATGCTGTTGCGCTGGACGGCGGACAACATCGATGGGAAATATCACCTCGCCGCGATTCTCAATGCCCTTGAGAAACAGGCGAACCGCGCCTTTGCCAAGGCCGAAGCCTGCGATGAAGGCAGTAATGTGGCGGTCGGGTATGAGAAGATCGGCCAGGAGGCCCTTGCCAAGATTTTGAAGATCATGCAGGAGAGCGGGTTCATTTTCAGGATGCCGGAACAATTCGAGGAGTCCATGCCCTTTGATGACCCGGAGAGCTGCATGGAGTACATGGAACTGCGGGCCAGGGCGCTTGCCCGTAGAAAGGCCAGTGAGAAAGAGGGGAAATGACAAAGAAGCCGGTAGGTCTCAAGGATTTCAAGATTGAGATGGTGGCTATTGACCAGCTTAAGCCATATCCCAATAATGCCAAGGCGCATCCGGAAGCCCAGATAGCTAAGATTGCCCGTAGCATCAAGGAGTACGGCGTCTGCAAGAACATCGTGATCAATGCGGATAATGTGATCCTGGCGGGGCACGGTTCAGTCCTGGCCTACCAAAAGCTCGGGGTCGGCGTGGTGCCCTGCTACCGGGCGGCGCACTTGACACCGGCGCAGGAAATGGCCTTTCGAATAGCTGACAATAAGAGCGCCGAGTCCGAATGGTTCCCCGAAGCTCTGGCCCTGGAACTCAAGGCCCTGGAGGAAATGGATTTTGATCTGGGGTTGACCGGGTTTGATAAGGATGAGCTTGAGGCTATAGGGATCGGGCAAAGCGGCGAAGGTGGACCGGAAGCCCCCGGCCCAGGCAAGGGCAATCTATCCGACCGCTTCGGGATACCACCCTTTAGCGTCCTAAACGCTCGTGAGGGTTGGTGGCAGGACCGCAAGCGCGCATGGCTGGCCTTGGGTATTCAATCTGAATTGGGCAGAGGGGGGGCTGCTTTCCAGCAGACTTCGGAGCGGGAAATAGCAATATTGAAAAGGACGGGGGACTACGGAAATCGGGGGGGGGCAAAACCTGACTTGGGTTAAAGGGTGCAGGGGGCCATTGGATGATACGAGTCAGAGGATTCTTAAAGGCGGCAGGCGGGCTAAACATGATTAGGATATCGCTCTTTCAATGCCTGCACCCCGGCGTCAACCAGCGCCCCCGGATCACGGCCCATGCCCCGGTAAAGCCCTGGCGACATAAGGGCGGCGGAGGCGGTCAATATCACGTTGCGGTGCTTATCAAGGCGGGGGAACCCGGCGGCAAACTTAATAGCCTTTTCCCATTCCCCGGCCTGCATCAAGGCGGCGAGCCGGTCGATTTTTTTAGGCGGTGCGCTCATGGTCTGAAGATAGCAATTACCGGGGTCGGAGTCCAGCAAAATGGGTAAAAATTCTCGGTGCTTTGGTCAAGATTTGATGCGCGGCGAGGGGGTAATGAGTAGAAAAGCGAACGCAATGGTTTCTGGCGGCGGCGGCGGCGGATGGGCTGAATTTAATGAGAAGCGTGCTGAACGTCAAGGACAGGAATCAACAGGCACCTCCATATTTGACCCCGTTCTCTGTGAGTTAATTTACCGCTGGTTCTGCCCCGCCCCTGGCCTTATCCTTGACCCCTTCGCCGGGGGCAGCGTCAGGGGCATTGTGGGGGCCAAGCTCGGGCGGCAATACGTGGGCGTGGACTTGCGCCCGGAACAGATAGAGGCGAACCGTGAGCAAGCCCAGGGGATATGCAGCGACCCTTTTCCAGTCTGGCAAATGGGCGATTCTCGGAACATCGGGGCAATTTGCCAGGGGGTTGAGGCCGACTTACTCTTTTCGTGTCCGCCCTACGCCGACCTTGAGGTTTATTCAGACGACCCCGCCGACATTTCTACCCTGAAATATCCTGAGTTTATGGATGTTTACCGCCACATCATCAAAGAATCCGTGGCCCTGCTCAAAGATAACCGCTTCGCCTGTTTTGTGGTGGGTGAGGTCCGGGGCAAGGACGGTAACTATTATGGCTTTGTGCCGGATACCGTGCGGGCCTTCCAGGATGCCGGGCTGAATTTTTACAATGAGGCGATACTGGTTACGGCCTGCGGCTCATTGCCGATACGGGTAGGGAAACAGTTTGGCAATTATCGCAAGTTTGGAAAGACCCATCAAAACGTCCTGGTTTTCCTCAAGGGCGACGCAAAGAAAGCAGTTGAAGCGATAGGCCCCGTAGAGTTCGGGGAGATTGCCGATGAATTCACTGAACCCCAGGCCCCCCATGCGTAAAATAACCATCCTCCGAACCTCCCCTTCCCTCTACCGCCTGGCCCTGGCCTGGCCCGCGGTTAAGCGGGAGATAGACACCCCTGCGGACCCCGGCAACACCGACCCTTGGGCGCAAATCAAGTTCAGCTTCAAGGAGCTGGCGCAACTGGCGGACACGTCCCCTCCGCAGACCCTGGAAGGCTTCGAGCGCCTCAAGGCATTTGGCATAATCAACCCGGACGGTAGCCTGGCTGAAACCGTGGAAAAATTCTTCAAGGCCGAAGCCCTGGCCGCCTTCGGGATTAAGGCCAAGCCACCCAAACTCGGCAAGGAGTAGGCCGCTCCCGGCCCTGGCGCAATGCCCTCCGATGCTCAAAACCTCATAGATTATTATCGAAGGCATAATTTCCCGAGCGATGAACATTTGCTTAAGTTCATCGAAACCATGTTTCCCGACAAATCCGGCAACCCCCTCACCATCCCCCGTGCTCACGTCTGCGAGCACCACAACTCCCCCGCCGACTACATCTGCGATACCTTTTTTGAGCGCGTCCAGAACTCCATCTGCTGGTCGAACCGGGGCGGCGGCAAAACACTTCTGGCCGGATTATGCACCTGGCTTGACAGCGCCTTCAAGGGCGGCTGCTCCACGAAAATCCTGGGCGGGTCCCAGGAACAGAGCAAGCGGGTCTATGAACACTTAACCGGCGAGGGGGACGGTTGGGGGCTGGTTACGGAGGACTTTCAATACCTGCTTAACGGGGAAATGCTGGCCCAGAGCACCAAGCTCAACAATCAGTCGAATATCCAAATCCTCACCGCCTCATCCCGGAGCGTCCGTGGGGCGCACCCCCAGAAAATGAAGCTCGATGAGGTTGACGAAATGGACCCGGCGATCTACCAGGCCGCCCTCCTGGTGCCCCAGACGAAACGGGGCATCAAGTCCAGCCTGCAAATCTTCTCTACCATGCACAAGGCCTACGGGCTCATGAACCAGGTGATAACCGAAGCCGATGAGCGGGGCTACCGGGTTTACAAGTGGTGTATCTTTGACGTGATCGAACGGTGCCTCCCGGATCGGGAGTGCGCCTTGTGCGAACTTTGGCCGGATTGCCAGGGCAAGGCGCGGGCCGCGGATGGCTTCTACAGCATTGAAGACGCTATCACCAAACGGCGGCAGGTTTCAGTGGACACATGGAACAGTGAGATGTTGTGCAACAAGCCGAGTCAGGAGGGCCTGATCTACGGGGAATTCGACTGGCTCCTGCACGTCCAGGACCCACCCAAGCGAGATGATGAAGACCCGGAGGGCGGGGAGGGGGCGGCGGGGGTATGAGAGTTAATCACCGCTACCTTTATGGTCTGTTGTCGCAACTTCCAAAGCGCTTTTCAATTTTTCAGTCAAACCGTAAATTTCATCTAAGCTGGTAATGCTTACTCTTTCTAATGTCCCATCAGCCAAACGAAATCCTATATGTTTAACGCTTTGGCTGAAATATAAACGACAGATCCACTTCCAAGTATTACCTTCATAAAGGATTACAAAGTAGCTTTGCGTGTCCTTATATTCAATTTTATCAGCCGGGACAAATTGGCGGAGTATGGCCTTTATAATATGGAAGCCTTCAAGTTCTTCTTCTGTAGTGACTACCTTGGGTTTTACGTCCTCCGGCTTGGCTGTCTCAATCTCGCTCTGCTTAGCCTCTGTAAGGGCAATCTTGAGGCGATCACTGACCATCTCAGTCACTATTTGATTGACCGCTTTTTTGATAATTGGCTTAAAATTTTCTAAGACGTTTGCCCATATTCTCCCGGAATAAATTTGCCGGATAACAAATTTGGCAAAATCATCGCTGGGATCAGACAGTTGCCCGGCCAAATAATTGCGCAGGTCGCTGGAGTATCTTAATAAGGCCGCCGATGACCGCGCGCTCTCTACATCGAAATAGCTTTTGTGAAACTTTTTAAACTCGGCCAATTCGGAGTCCCTAATGCCAGGGGTCAAGTTTATCGTAAGGAAGGGTCGTTCATCCATCAGGTTCTTGTCGTCCAAATCGGTGAAAAATTGATACTGGATGCCGTTGGTGAGGATGGCGAACTTGGCCTTCGTAGTGGTGAAATATCGAACTAATTGGCTATTATGAGGTTCAAGGAAGGTATCGCAATGCTTTGCCTCGATCAAGATCAGGGGCTCATGATTGATCATTATGGCGTAATCAACTTTCTCTCCCTTCTTTATGCCGAAGTCGGCGACAAATTCAGGGATAACCTCAGTCGGATCGAAGACGTTATATCCGAGAAGTTGCAGGAGTGGAATGACCATGGAATGTTTAGTGGCTTCTTCGGTGAGCACGTTGGGCTTGACCTTGATTAGGGTTTGTACGAAATCTCTGATTTGGTCAGCAAAATCCATGGCAACCTCCCTTTTTGACGACTCGATTAATTAACCCGCCCATATATTCGGAATATCTCCTATTTATCTTTAAAAAAATCACCATGATGCTGCAAACACCCTAAAACCCCCGTCATTCCTGAGTTTTTCAGACTGTCCATTTTCCATAAAAAATATGATCCTAATGTCCAATTTTTTCTTGACAATGGACTTTGTGTCCAATAGAATCAAGCACAGACAAACAATCAGTCCATGTCAGGAGGTCAATCCACAAAAAAACCGAAAAATACAGGGCGGGCGGTGGCAGGGAATGGGCCACCAGCGAAAAAACCCGGAACAGCCGAACCAGGCCAGCCTAACCCCACGAAAACCGAAGCCTGAAATATGGCTCAAAGGCGG